ATAGATGAAAGTTATTTAGACGAAGACAATATTACAATTGGAGAAAAATACATAATAAATTCTTTAGTATTTAGCAGAGCAGAAGAAAGCGATAACATTTACAGAAAAGATGATACGAGCATTGCCACTAATGGATTGCACGAATACAGAATATCTGATAATCAGCTACTCAGTACAAATGATAGAGCAGATTACATTGATGCAATGTTTAATTACTTAAAAACATTAAGCTTTTATATATTTGATGTGCAAAGTAAAGGAATTTTGTTCTTAGAAGTATGTGACATATTTAATTTTGTATTAAATGAAGTAACATACAAAACAATTTTACTAAATAATGAAATAGAATTAGATGATGGACTATCTGAAAAATTATATATAGATGAACCAGAGGAAACAGAAACAGAGTATAAGTATGCAGACAGTACTGATAAAAAAATAAATCAAACTTACATTTTGGTAGATAAACAAAATCAAAAAATAACTCAACTAGCAGAGCAAACTACAGAACACGAAACAAAGTTAACCCAACAAGAGCAAGATATCAACGGAATTAAAACAAAGGTAGAAAACACAGCGGAATATAAGAGAGAGTCTGACGGAGTAAGTGAAGTTCATATTGTAGATGCTGGACAAGCTAATATTTTAAAACTAGAAGTGCAGGGAAATAAAACATACGAAGCAAACTTATTTCCAAGAGCAAATTTATATCCTAGAGCAGGATTACAAGTTAATCAGAAGGGAGGATAATTTATGAAGTACAAAATTATAGTAGATAAGCAAAGCAGAACCAATCCTTCAAATGAGAAGAAGGAATACGAAATAGACATTGAGGAATTGAGATTTAAAGGAAATGTTTATGATAGTTTAGTTATAACGAAAGATGAAGATTATGTTCTACGTAGATTAAAACTAACAGAGTTTTATGTTTTAGAGGAACTAGAAGAGCCTATAAAAGAACCTCTAAAGAATATAAATATTGAGCTATTTGAAGGCGACAATTACATATATTTGATTGACATGGTAGGAAACAAATTCTATGCGGAATATCTAATAAAAAATGAGTTCAACGATATATACGTTACTTTAAATCAAATGCATAGTGCTATAAATCAGTCTGCAAGCGAAGTAGAAATTGCAGTAAATCAAAAATTGCAGAGTTACAGTACAACAGAAGAGATGAATGGTGCGATAGATGTAAAAGCAAATGAGATAAATTTAGAAGTAAGTAAAAAGGTAAACGATGCAGACTTAACAGGTGCTAATATTTCATTAAGAATAAACAACGATACTTCGGAAGCAAAAATAGAAGCAGATAAAATTAATATAAATGGTGCTATATCAGCAAATGGTAATTTCAAAGTAGGTACTGACGGAAAAGTAGAGTGTACTGATATTACTATAAATGGAGGAACAATAAATCTTAATGACACAGAAGGGCAGGGAAATGAGTTCCAAATTACAGACAATTTGCAAACATACAAGACAATGATTGGGTCATCAATATTTCAAATGGGATTTGTAGATGTACTGAACGAAGCAGGTATATCAATGACAACATCAGAAATGACAAATCCAGCAATTACTGTTAAAGATACTGCAGGAAGATACACAATGATACAAGGTGAAGGCATAACAACACCTAAACTAACACAAACATCTTTAGCTGAAAAAAAGAAGAACTTTGAAAAGTTTAATTCAAATGCATTAAATATAATAAAACAAATCGAATTATATAAATACAATTTAAAAGGCGAAGAGGATACAGATAAAAAACATATAGGCTTTGTAATTGGAGATAAATATAAATACTCAAAAGAGATAACCTCAAATGATAATACAGGAGTAGACTTATATTCATTTGTCTCAGTGTGCTGTAAAGCTATTCAAGAACAACAAGAACAAATTAATAAGTTACAAAGCAAAATTGAGAAACTGGAGGCCAGAGGATGAAGAAAAAAACGTTTCAAAATGGAACATTAAAAAGTAAAGCGTACTTCATGAATGGTAATGTTAAACAAGAAATAGAAGAAGCTGTTTACGAAGGAACAACGCCACTTTCAGCAGAGAACTTAAACGATATGCAAGACAACATTGAAGAAGAAATAAATTCACATATAGAGCACAAATACTTTTTACAGCTAACTGCAGCAGTAGCCAAAGGCGGAACTATAACATTGCCTTGCAACTACAAGGTCGGAACACATTGCCTTGACGTGTATTATATGGGAGAACTACTAATATTAAGTTCAGATGATGCAGGAACTGACGGACATTACAGAGAAGTAGGAGAAGCAAATGCCGTAAGTAATCAAATAAAGCTTACAACAGACTGGGGTTGTGATGTAGGCGAATATTTTGAATTTGTAGTAAAGGGGGAGTATTCAAATGGTTAGTAATTACATAAAAAGAAAAGAGGTGTCAAAGTATGATACCTCAATATATTAAAAATAAGCAAAAAATCGAAAATAACACAACAGCAATTAGTTCAGTTCGTACTAACTTAAACAAAATTGGTTTAGGCAATGGACTACTTCCACGTCTATCTGAAAAAGAATTGAACACATTAGACGATTTCAGTGGTTTTGCATACTTATCGGATTGCAAAGTCAGCGGAAATTATATTAACAACGGGTATTTTTTACAATTATCGTACACTTCGACTTATAAAGTACAATTTTTAATTGGTGCAACGAGTGGTTTGTTGCAGTATCGAAAAATGGTCAATGGAACTTGGAGCAATTTTACAAACGTATAAAAAGAGAAAGGAGTTTATTATGGAAGCAATAATAGTAGCTGTTATAACTGGAGGACTGTCTCTTGTAGGGGTAGTCTTTTCGAATTTATCTAGTAATAAAAAAATAGAAAACAAACTCTCGACACAACAAGCCGTTACAGATACTAAAATAGAGGAACTTACGAGAGAAGTGAGGCTACACAATAATTTTGCGCAAAGAGTGCCTGTGATTGAAGAACAAATTAAAGTTGCAAATCACAGAATAAAAGATTTAGAAAGGAGAGATTAATATGAGTAACAAAGTATATGATGTATTGAAATGGATCACATTAGTATTTTTACCAGCTTTAACAACGTTGACAGGTGTAATACTTAATTGTTTCAACGTTGGTTGTACCGACATTGTACTAACAATAATGACAGCAGTAACAACATTCATGGGCGCTGTATTAGGAATTTCAAATATAAATTACAAAAATAAAGGAGAATAATCTTATGAATAAAGTAATAGAAATAGCTCTAGCAGAAGTGGGCTATAAAGGGAAAAAGAGTAATTCACAACTTGATAACAAAACAGCAAATACAAGTGGAAAATATAATAAATATGCTCGCGATTTAGATAAGATTGCGGGCTTTTATAATGGCAAGAAAAATGGCTATGACTGGTGCGACATATTCGTAGACTGGTGTTTCGTGCAAGCATTTGGAGTAGATAAAGCACTAGAATTACTATGTCAGCCAAAAAAATCAACAGGAGCTGGCTGTAGTTTTTCAATGAATTTTTATAAAAAGAAAGGACAATTTTATAAAACACCTGAAATTGGCGACCAAATCTTCTTTGGAAAAGCCGGAGATATATATCACACAGGTTTAGTATACAAGGTTGAGAATGGCAGAGTTTATACAATTGAAGGCAATTCTGGCAATAGTGAAGTAGCAAAATGGGATTATCCTATTGGAGCAGATTATATAGCTGGCTATGGTAGAACAGCTTATGACGAAGAGATTAAACCAATACCAGAACCTGCTGAACCAAATTATACAGGAGTAATCACTTATCAAGCCTATGCAGGAGAATGGTTACCAGAAGTAAACAAATGCGACAACACAGATGAGGGCTATGCCGGAATTTATGGTAAAGCAATAAGTGGATTAAGGTGCAAACCAGAGTATGGAGAAATTACAGTTCAAGCACATATTAAAAATGGTAGCTGGCTAGATAAAGTAAACTCTAAAAATTATAAGAAAAATGATAAAACAAATCCAAATTCATATGCTGGTCTTTATGGACAAGCCGTTGACTGTGTCAAAATCAAATCAACAAAAGGGCATGTAGATTACAGAGTACATACACTAGAGGACGACTGGTTACCGTGGGTAAACAGCAAAACAGAAACAGGCACAGAAAGTTACGCTGGAATTTACGGACATACAATAGACGGTATTCAAATGAGATAAGAGCTAGGCACTGCCTAGCTTATTTTTTTGCCTTTTTTCAAAAAGATACAAAAAATAATTTCAGATATTGACAAATAAAATTGTTGTGATATTATATAGGCAATAATAATATAGAACGGTTGCACATTATGTAAATCTGTGATATAATTATTGTAATAATGTATCTTTAAAGGGGGGATAAAAATGTATAAGTTCTTTAGTTTAGTATATAATAGTATAAGAGGTGTTAGAATGAAAAAAACTTATACTATTATTGTCCACAAAGAAGAAGATGGTTTTTGGGGAGAATGCAAAGAAATAGAAGGATGTTTTGCACAAGCGAAGACAATAGAAGAACTAAAAAGAATGATGGCAGAATCTATATACCTTTATTTTAATAATGATAAAGATATAGATGAGGCAGATACAAAAAACATAAAATTGGAAGTAGCATATGCCTAAGATACCTAGAATAAAGGCAAAGGATTTTTTAAAATACTTAATAAAGTATGATTGTACAGAAATCTCTATAACAGGCTCTCACCATAAAGTAAAAAATAATAAGAATGGTAAAATTAGTGTAGTTGCAGTACATAGCAATGAAATATTATGTGTAGGATTATTCTCTGCAATATTAAAGCAATTAGAAATAGATTTAAACGACTTTATTAATTTTATGGACTTAAAATAA